TGCTGGCATTTCATAAAGTTAAGAGGGAATTTAGAAATGAGAGACTTCTTATATTTTTTATGTTTAATTTTTTGTTTATACGTTCTGATTTTGATTTAGAAAATCTATCATTTATGTAAATGGACGATTATTCTGTTACAAGCCTAGGTGAATCCAAAAATGAGTGGTGCGCACGTCTTGTGAACACACTTACTCCATCAGTAATCGAAGGTCTTAAATCAATATTTGACGAAGCATGGAATTTATGTCAAGAAAATGATGAAGAAGATAAATATTTAATGACATTTCAGACATTTTTAAGCCGAGTACCGAAATGGAATTCTAGTATTATAAAGACGGAGCGAGAACGTATTTGCGAGACGTCAGGATGTGGTTATTTGGAAGAACTCATTACATGCGTACATGTAATCCAGCTTAAAGCCCTTACATGTGTCCGCGTAGGACAGAAACAAAAAAAGGTGGATCTAGATGTTCCATCTGCCGATACTTTCGTACATACAGTCTATACAAATGTTGCACGGAAGCTCTATACAAATATCTACCTTTTTGAGAAACACATTTCTCCTTTACAAATACAGAAGCATAATCGTGAGCTAGAAATTATCATTAAGGAATGTATTCTTAACTCAGTAAGAGATAGTATGCCGGTAGAAGCTATTCTTAGGGCTTACTTGGATGAGACGGATGAATTAGGTGTCGATGTTAAAGAGGAGGAAGTATTGATACCTAAGGAGGAACCAGAACCTGTCCAAGAAGTAAAAGAAGAAGATTCTTCTGTGGTTTCTGAAAATGTGACACCGGTTGTTGTGAAGTCGGACATGGTTGATTCACCTGTTGCGACTCCTCTTCCTCCTACTCCGGAGTTTTTTCCTGTAGTTGCTAGTGCGGCACCTACACCGCCACCGTCCCCTGCTATCTCTGGTCTTGTGACAGATGTTGGTCCACAATCTTTAGCCACAATGGCTCAGTCTTCTAATGTAACAAAGACTCCAATTGGGTTTTCAGATATTGATAAGGCTGTTGACATTAGAGGTAATGAAATGAATGTCACTGCTCCGAAGACAATAGAACGATTGGAGCAAATAGCATCGGTGGCGGCGGAAAAGCGCAAATTGGAGGATGATGATGAGGATGATGATGATTGTCTAACTATTGGTGATGAGGTAAAACTTGAGATGACAGATATCAATGATCTTAATAGAGCGTCGACACATTTAAATCCACCAATCCTTGAAGATGTAGAGATTCTCGCTTAAGAAAATTGCGTAAAACATCTATTCAGATAATCCATATATAGTTTAATGAACAACATATTTACGAATGCTGGAATTATTGCGGTCGTATATTCATTAATAAAATTTGTAGAAATGCGAATGATTTTAAAAGAGGCACGCCCTGTTAAAGAACTGCTTAGAGATTCTATTATAGTATATATTAGCACCATCGCCGGAATGTTCATCATCGACCAAATGGGCTCAATAACTACTATGGGAAAAAAATCAACAAATGTCTTTGTTGGTAACCCCGAGTTCTAAATACATTAAAAAATATTGGTTATTTTAATGTATTAATTTTTTTTTTGTGTTTGTGTTTATGTTTATTTAAAGGAATCCATCAGGATTGGAATTAGAACGGAGGAGCATAAGCTGTCCGGACATAAGCTGTTTGTCTCCATCAACCATGACATACTTCATTGTCGGAGTATTAGCGTAAGGGTCATGTTCTACATACTGTCCTGAGTAGATGGTGTATCCCTTCAAAGCGGTGGGCTTCTCGAGCCTCTGCATCAGATTCCCCCAGCTGAAATTGTCCGGATCTTTTTCGAAGAATTTCATGCCGTCCACGATGGTATAGAACATAGTGGTATGCGAAGTTTGCTCCTGGAATCGGTGGAGTGTGTTGTCGCTCATGTTGGAGTCGGTGTTAATGTTGGAGTCGTTGTTAATGTTGGAGTCGTTGGTAATGTTGGAGTTTTCCATGATTAGTGTTGAAGTGAATTATTTGTTTAAATTCATTTCAATTTTTATTTCAATTTTTCGGATTTAATTCTATATAGGATGGATACAGATCGATGTTCATAATCTTCTGCGTCTTTATTTTTTTCTTTGATATTTGATATCTCTCAAAGTATGGGTTGTTTAGAACCTCTTGAGGTATATGGTTATGAACTGTTCTTGCTATCATTTTATACAACTTAAATTCCGGATATCTCTCTTCTCCATTATTCTTGTACATAATATTGCGCCCTTTATCATCTTTACACCAGTTTATTATGATGTTTTCGATAGGAGACTTTATCTCGTCAATCTTTTCAATATCGTCTACTATAAAATCAAATAGAGAACATCCGAGTCGACATAAATCGAAACTTAAATTCGGTTCTAGTCTCGGCTTTTTTTCATTAAAATATGGTTCACAGTTATACTGGGTTGAAGCGTCGCCCTTTGAATGGAAACTGTCGCTACAAATAATATTTCCACGAAACTTATAGATAGCCCTCCCAAAATCAATAATCTTAAATATCTTTCCAAATGTTGGGACCTTGTAGTGTTTGTTATTAACTTTGTAAAAGAGATATTGTTTGTCAGTGCTAATATACATAATATTGTTAGTATGCAGATCATTGTGTGTAAGTCCGAATGATTTCTGAAATGTTATTAGAATCATAAGAATTTGAATGATAATTGAAGTCCATTCCTCTTCTGATAACTCATTATTAACTATGAGCGAATCAAGGGTTTTTTCACATCGTTCTAGAGAAATCACTTGAACAGGAAAAGAAGTTAATTTGGCTGTGAACTCATCTTCTGTTGCCGTAGAGCATTCACTATAAGAAGTTTGGTCATCACTGTCATTCTCTTCATCATTTCCACTATCTTCATCATTTTCACTATCTTCGTTGTCCGTATTTGATGATCTTGAAGAACAATCGCTAGCGGTGCTGCTAGCCGATTCAATATTTTTTATATTATGGTTTTCGAAGATGACAGATGGTGGATTACCGATCGCACTATTCTCTCCTTCATAAAATATGTCTCCAAGTTTTTCTAAATCATCAATATTAGCGAGTTCGATATGAGCGCTGTCTGAATCAAGGGGTGATAGATTTAATTTTTTCTTGTAGTTTCTTGTATCGTAGTTTAAAAAATCCATTTGAAAAGTATTATCTATTGTAAAAAGAGAGCCCTTATTCTTATGAAAAAAGGGAGATTCATTCAAATATTCTATATCATCGGAGATATTGACTGAATAATCATTTTTTATGGCCAAAAAGGAACCGAAGAAATCTACACCATGTATAAATGCGTGTTTGTGTAGTAATTGGCTTGTAAGATAAGTAAAAAAACTATCTACATAAGCTGAATTGTTCGGGTCTCTTACCTTTGGATGAGATGAGTCATCACCCAATAATGGAAGTTTTAGAAGATTGGTATTGGAGAGATCATATTTTCCAATCATGTACTTGGTCGGGTCGAGTAGTGGGCTCAATTTAAAAAATATTTTGCGCTCTTTAGTTTCACCCTTTTCATCGATGACCGTTCCAGAGTATTTATTTTCACTCTCACGATTTTCTATACTTACAAGTGAAAGAGAATTGTTCAAATTTATGTTATTAAAATTATTATCGCTTAGGGTAAAAAATTTCGAATAAAGAGGCACATAATTTTGGGGTCCCGAGACATTTAATAGCTCCTTTTTTACTAAAGTAGAAAAAAGATCAGCATTATCGTTTTTTTTATAGGACAGGTCCATTAGTTCTTTTACACATAAATTATGTAATATTTAAACTAATTAAATGCGTTTTTTACTTTTATTTTTTTTCTGAAAGCGTTATAGATGACATTAGAACTTAAGAAATTTGATATGAGAAACATTAAGTTCAACCCTGATGAGAATAACGGACCTGTTGTTGTCTTAATAGGAAGACGTGACACAGGTAAGTCTTATCTTGTAAGAGACTTGATTTTCTATCATCAAGATATTCCGATTGGAACTGTTATATCAGGCACAGAGGCGGGTAACGGATTTTATGGTAGTCATGTGCCAAAATTATTTATTCATGACGAATACAATACTGCGATCATTGAGAATGTTCTTAAAAGACAAAAGCAAGTATTAAAGCAAGTAAAAAAGGAATTGGCTTCTTACAAAAAGACAAATATAGATCCACGCGCTTTCGTCATTCTTGATGATTGTCTTTATGATGCAACTTGGACCAAAGATAAAATGATGCGTTTGCTATTTATGAATGGACGTCATTGGAAGATTATGCTTATAATCACAATGCAATACCCTCTTGGTATCCCGCCAAATTTAAGAACGAATATAGATTATGTTTTCATTCTCCGCGAACCCTATTTGTCAAATAGAAAACGCATTTGGGAGAATTACGCAGGAATGTTTCCCACTTTTGAGTCATTTTGCCAAGTTATGGATCAATGTACTGAAAACTATGAGTGTTTAGTAGTGAATAACAACGCGAAATCAAATAAACTTCAAGATCAGATATTTTGGTATAAGGCTGAGCCTCACGGAGACTTCAAATTGGGTTCTAAGGAGTTTTGGGATATCTCGAAAGATCTTAACTCCGATGACGAGGATGATTCATACGACCCAAACAGTTCTAAGAAGCGTGGTGCTGGCCCAAAGATAAGCGTTAAGAAATCACGCTGGTAAGCTTAGGCGCAACGCATTTTATTTTTTCAATCGCAGCGTCCTTGTCTACTATATTTCTAAAATCGTAAGTGCAATTATGGTTTTCTGGAAAACGATGAGTTATACAGTGATGCTTTCCGCAGTGACACATACACATTAATCTGTCGACAACTGGTATTTTTTTATTGCATCCTTCAACACAGCATCTAGGTTTTTTTTCTTTCATCATTCAACTTATATATTTATAAATATAATATCTAAGTTGCATCAATTTTGATGTTTATTCGTCTGAAATGTTTTCATCGTTTTGAACTTTTGTAGTGGGATTGTCCTCAGATAAATTAATTTCAACAGGCTCATCGGCAGTATCTTTATTCTCTGTAAGTTCGCTGCGTCCATGGTCTGAATCCTTATAGTCAATTACAACATTATCGTCTTCGAAAAGCTCTTTACGAATATCAGCCACGGAAACATCTTCAGGCATAGTGCTTTCCATCGTATTGACGTTGTTAACGCTTACAAGATTACCGTCCTTGTCAAGAGTTTGTGTAAGAAGATTTCCACTTTCCATAGCTTTTTTCTTGTTCTCTTCCATGGCCTTCACCTTTGTCTCTTTGATGCGTTTGTCGAATTCTACCTTCGCCAAAGTTTCGTTCTTATTTTTCTCATGCATCAACTGATTAAGCTCGTCTTCGAGATACTCAACACGTCCAGTTTTGTATGCTTCGGGATGATATGGCATCCACATTCCGACGGGTCCAACAAAGACGTCGTGGTTGGGGTCAACCTCGCGGAGCATTTTGCATCGCAACTCCGCCTCTTGTTGACTGGGATAGCTTCCGCGAATTTTAAGACCACGCACACTCGTTTGGAAATTATGTGCGTCATTAAAAGAATCAGTGAGACGTTCTTCATTATTGTCTATGAATGTTTTATATTCATCAGAGAGTCCGGTATTAAAGAGGTTACCCTTCTCTTCGGTACAGAACTCCTGTAGATCCTTCGTTAAGTCGTCAAAATTCAAATTATACTTGAATGAAAGAAAACTCATAAACTGGGTATATTTTTCCAAAGACTTGCTCAGTTCCCATTGATTTAGGAATTCGTCGAAACAAAAAAGCTCTTTACTGCGAATAATTGCTTCAGGTGATAAAAATGATACGCATGCGAATTTCTGTCCTGCTACTGGTTTATCCTCATCTAAGAGGTCAACATATTTAGGATTTTTTGATCCATCTAGGTCAAGCTGACATTCTGTTCCAGGAGGAGGTCTCAGAGACATATCTTTAGAGAAGTTAGCCATCTATGAAACAATAAGTATGTTTTATTTTAAGTATTTTTAATGGAGATATATTTTTTTCTCGGTATTTAATATAATATGAACCTTGTTGACGGACTTAATCTTGGAGAGCTCATGAAGCGCGCAATCAAATACCTCGTTGAGGGACTTATGGTCGCAATCGCCGCTTTCGCAATCCCAAAGCGATCACTCAATTTAGATGAGGTAGCACTTATTGCCCTCACAGCTGCTGCCACTTTCAGCATCCTCGACACTTACGTGCCCAGCATGGGAGTAAGCGCTCGGTCGGGTGCTGGCTTCGGCATGGGCGCCAACCTTGTTGGATTCCCCCGTTAAATGTATATATGATATTCTGATTTCTTATAAGAATACCATATTTCTCAATTATATTGTTGGAATAAATTCCCAATCGAGTTCCTCGCAAATTTTCTTCCATATTTCATCTTGTTCTATACGTTTCTCTCTATCTTTTAGCATTGGGAAGTAGGGAAGAAACTGACGCTGATCCAATAATTCACAGAGTTTGTAGACAGTATAATAGTAATTAAGAAAATTAACACGATCTTCTGGACAATACTTAGCATATGGTCCTTGTATATCCATAAATAAGTTACAAAGGGTTTCTTCCAGGTCCTGACTCATTATCGGGGGTTTTATTCCGAGTTTGTCTTTAATAAATGGTATATGTTCATAATATTTGTTGTATCCAAGTTTTTTGAGGATTTCTTTTGCCTTTTTGTTTGTGATTTGTATCAACTGGATTCGCTCTTTCTTGATTTGAAGTTTGATATTTTCGAGAACTTCATCAGGAATCTGTGTCGTTTCCTTTGCTTGAAACTGTGCTAATATTTCACGAAAGTGATTGATTCGTTTGTAAGCATAGAAGCACACTTCTTTTGGTGGTTCTTTGTATGAAGGTTTTTCATTTTCTACTAAGTATTTAATGCTATGCGAGCATCCATTACAGACGAGCAATCCTTCATGATCTATAGGAATCATTTCCCCCTTTTCACAAAAACTACATATGTCTGTCTGTACTACAAAATTTCCTATATCTAAAAATGATTCATCAACGTTGGTTAGGTACTTTTGTAAATTTGTTCTGTCTTTTAAACCCATGTCAACAACATCTTTATTTATCTTGAAGAAATCGTCAAGCATCGTTGTTTTACTGGTTCCTTCAGCAATTTTCTTTTTATTTTCAAAGTATTCAAATACATACTTCGAGTTGTTTAAAAGATATTCTTTTTCG